TCCCTGATCTCCGCTTTCACCTTGGACTGGTAGAAGGTCGGGAGGCAGTAGGCGGTCACATCGAAGTAGACCTCGATCCACTCCGGCTCGGTCACCGACACGGTGACCCCCGCCATCGCCCTCGACTCCAGGTACGCGATGGTGTCCTTCCTCATCGCGTCGTCGAACACCGTCCCTATCCCCCCGTCGGAGTTCCTGGTGATGAACTCGTCCGCCTCCGGCACCACGTACACCGTGACGGAGGAGCCGTTGTTGCCGACCGCCTTCGCCTTGGCGATGTTCGGGGCGCTCTCCGCCACCGCGACGTAGTCGGTCAGGGTGACCGCCCTGTCCCTGGACCGGAACGATCTGGCGGCGTTGATGCGGATGCTCGACAGGCTCTCCTGGTTGACTCCCCCCGTCGCGGCGGCGGGGTTGGTGACCGACACCCCCTGCTCCGCCGGTGTCACCAGGGTCGTGATGGTTCCGGAGGAGACGTTGCCGTCGCTGCCCCCGCCGACCCTGTAGGTGGCCTTGATGACGGAGTGGGCATCGGGGATGGACCCGTGGAAGCCGTCCCCGAACCTGACGATGGAGGAGCCGTCGGTCTGCCGCAGCACCTGGAAGACACGGCTGTTCGGGTAGGCGTCCTTGAGGTCTTCGATCTCGCTCCACTCCAGGATGGTGGACCCCAGCGAACCCCCCACCCCCGACGACGCCTTCAGTTCCGTGGTGATCCTTACGGTGTAAGAGAGCACCGAGGTCTTGGCCAGGATGAACTGCTGGGCGACGTACCCGGACGACGTTCCCAGCGTCTCGTTCTTGTAGGTCCGCCCCTCCGTGGCCCACATCTTCTCCAGGACGGGGCCGGACGGGAGCGTGGCCGGGAGCGTCACCCCCTCGTTCGTCTCGAAGTTCAGGGTGATGGAGGAGTCCCCCGAGGGGATGGTCGCCCTGCACATCGAACCCGCTGGGAGCGTCACGGGGGTGGCGGAGGCGTTGCCGAAATGCAACTCCACGGTGGCTGGGACCGCCGCCCTGGGGGTGTAGTTGAACATCTCCGCGATGGAGTACAGCGACTCCCGCTGCACGGCGGTGGGGAGGTACGCCTCGTTGGCGACGCGGTCGATGTAGTAGTGCAGCGTGTCCAGGCCGTAGGCGTACGCCTCGACCAGGGCCAGCCCGAAGTCGGAGGGGTTGGTCCCCTCCCAGTTCGGGAGCCTCATCCGGATCACGTTGCAGAGGTCGTCCCGCAGCGACAGGTAGTCGCGGCTGGTGTAGTCGATGACGGGGAGGGTCGGTTCGGTGGCCATCACATTCCTTCATTGCCGAAGAGTTCGGTCCCGTCCGGAACCTGGACGCCGACCCTTGCGATCACATCGGTCGCCTTGCGAGGCTCCCCGTAGCGGACCTCGACGGTGACGCTGGTCTGGTTGAACTTGTCGAACTCGACCCGCACCCCCCGCACCTCGTACTTGGGGAACCATCGGCTGAACGCCAACTCCACGGCCTCCCCCATGATGAGTTCGATATCCGCCCCCATCGCGAACAGGGCGGTCTCCTGGTACTTCTCGTCCCTGGGGAGTCCCCAGGTGGGCCGCATCACCCGCTCCCCCACGAGCGTCCCCAGGCAGAACGACACCTGGGAGCCGATGATCTCCATCGGGTGGGACACCGAGGTGGCGCTCCCCCCGCTGATGGAGAACGGGTACTTCAGGGCGATTGGTCCGCTGCTCATCCGACGCTCCTCCTCCCCATCCGGCCATCGACCGAGAGCGCCACCCAGCGCTGGTCCTTGACTGCGACGCTAGCGCCGATCCCCGCGTAGTAGGGCCTGGAGTTGATGATCACCGGCTGCGACCTGGAGCGGCTCCGGCTCATGTTGATCAGGGCCTCCACATCGAGTTGCTTCTGGGCGAACCCCTGGACGTAGTCCCTGCCGTCCGATCCGAGTTCCATCTCTCCGAGGTAGTTGTCGCCCGTGATGATGTGCTTGACGCGCTGCACCACCCAGGTCATCCGCTCCCCCTCGTGGGTGATCTGGTAGACATCCATCGGCTTCTTCCCGATGGGGGTCTGCACCTGGGCGGTGGCGCTGTACGGGAACCTCGTCCTCGCCGCCTGCCCGACCCCGAGCAGTTCCCCCTCCACCTCGCTGGCGGACGGGTAGGCGGTCATCACGTCCTGGAAGATGCTGTCGTCGGCGTCCGGCTGGTCCCAGGCGATCCGGTTCAGTTGGATCGGATCGACGCCGCTGCCGACGCTCTTGGAGTACGGAACCTTGTTCAGCGCCGAGAACGACGGTTTGAACTCCCGCAGGTCGGAGGAGTTGTCGGTGGGCAGGCTGGAGGTCTGCTCCCGCTCGGCCTGCCGGTAGTTCTCCTTCAGCAGGTTGTCCATCAGCCGGAAGATCATGGTGACCCCGTCCACCATGAAGACGTAGCCCCACTGGTCCGCCAGCCGCTGGACGAACGACCAGTCGGAGCCGTCCTGCTGGATGATCTGCTCCTGCACCAGCGGGTGCGGGTCGATCTCCAACTGGAATCGGTAGTCCTCGCAGATGTCCTCCACGATGTGGTCGATGGAGGATCGGAAGTAGGTCCGTCCTGGCTCGTTGAACATCGGGTAGGCGGTCCCGATGGCCAGGATCACCGTCCGCTGCCGATAGCCCTCGCTGATGGGCCGGAACGAGTGGACGTACCCGACGAACTCGTCCTTGATCCCCTTGGCGTACCAAGTCGCCTTGAACGGGCTGCCCGCCGAGATGTACTTGTTCACGTCCTCCGGCGTCAGATTCACGATCAGCCTGGCGGTGTCCATCGCCGCGATCCTCCGCAGCATGATCATCGAGACCCCCTCCACCTCCCGCAGCGGGGTGAGGGGGAACTCCACAGAGATCGGGAAGAGGCTAAGCATTGAGGGGAATCCTGATCTGCTGCCCAGGACGGATGTCGTTCGGGTCTTGGATCAGCGGGTTGGCGTCGAGGATTCTCCACCAGTCCTCGGGGGAGGACATCCTGGCGGCGGCGATCCGGTCCAGCCTGTCGGACGACATCCAGGTGTAGAGGTCGTAGAGTTCGGTCGTCCTCGGGAAGTTCCGACGGATAGCCACCGTCCTGCTCGGCTGCGGGACGATATCGGCATCGGCGTAGCGGGATTTCGCAGTTATCATCCATTCCCCCAAATAGGTTTCCGGCAATCGACATTATATTTATAAGGGTCTTTACGCTCCTCGTAATGCAGATGGGGACCGCTGGTGTTCCCCGTGCTCCCCGACACCCCGATCTTGGAGCCAGCCGCCACCTGCTGCCCCCTGTTCACGGAGATGGACGACAGGTGCGCGTACAGGTGCCGGATTCCCTCCGACTCCACGATGACGTGGTTCCCGTAGGAACTCCCCCATCCTCCCCCGCTACCGGAGTAGAAGACGACGCCGGACTTGGTGGTCCTGACGATGGTCCCGCTGGAGGCGCTGTAGTCGTCCCCGGTGTGCCTCCCGCACGACCAGGCGCTGCCAGCCCTCCCGAAGGGGCAGGTGATCCTGGCGCTGGGGACGGGGGCGTCCTTCGTGCTGCCTGGGGTGTTGCCCGGGTTCGGCGTCCCCTGGTCCCCTGGCACGAACGGGTCCACCACGTCCCCGACCACGTCCCCGACGAAGTTCAGGGCGTTGCCCAGTCCGGCGGCGATCCCGTTCCTGACGATGTCGATCCAGGTGGAGGCCCCCGCCGCCCTGGCGAGGCGGACGCTCGGCTGCAACGTGTAGGAGGTCTGCATCCCCATGCTCAGCGAGGTGTGGAAGAAGTCCGAGTCCTCCGGAGCCATATCGACGTGACGCCGGAACAGGATGTCCACCTCGGTTCGGACGGGGACCATGTCCCTGGAGAACATCAGGTCGTTGTAGGAGATGGACTCCACGAATCCGAAGTGGTTCTGCCCCGGACCCAGCAGCAGACGGGCGTTGCTCGGGATGATCATCCCGATGTCGGAGGTCCGCCCCCTGTCCTTGAGCGTGAACACCCCGTTGCAGAGCCGGTAGAGGATCTCCAGATCCCAATGGGTTCCGTACTTCTTGATGCCCGCCAGATCCTCCTCGCTGATCCCTGGGATGTAGTTCGACCTGCTGTTGCTGGAGGTGATGACATCAGGCAATCGGTTCAGCAGGACCATGAACGAGATCGTCTGGAAGTTCTGGTTGATCCCGCTGATGGCGGAGGAGACCACGCTCTGATGGTCGAGCACGACGGAATCATTGCTGCTGGAGGAGATGTTCATCGACGCAGGGTTATAAAGGAAGCGGAATCCGTAACGCTCCGCATTCGTGGAGGCCATTCCGGCAGCCATCTCATGCTGGATGATCCTCCCCAGCCGCAGCCCCTGGAGCGCCTCCACGCTCCCCCCTCCCCCCCGCTCGTCGAAGTACTCGGACTGCACCTTCCCTGGATCGCTCGACCCGAAGTCCACCCTGTTCGGGAGGCTGTGGATGTGCAGCGGCGGGTTGAACCGGAACGGCTTGCCAGCGACCGACGACTCTCTGACGGCGTACTCCTGGCTGCTGGTGTCGGGGGTGGTCCCGCTGGAGGAGACCCCGGCCTGCTGCTCGATCTTGTCGGAGAACTCGGCCTGGCGGACGACGCTTACGGCGTAAGAGGACGTGTCCACGGGCACCGACCTGGACGCTGACCCCCGCATGGCGTCCATCAGGAACTCGGTCCTGATCCTCCCAGGCCCGTACTTGCCGGTGTCGTACGGGGAGTGCTCGATCCCCAGCACCCCAGCAGCCGCTCGGAACTGCTCCCAGGCCATGCGGGCGGCGTTCGGGCTGGCTGCGGTGGCGCTGAAGGAGTGGAACCCGCTGCCGATCCCGTTCTGCTCCGAGATGGCCTGGAGCCACCAGGCGAGGTTCCGGTACTGCTCATCGGTCCAGGGGTGCTCCTCCGACGGCTGCGGGTGCCCGATGACCGCCACCTCGATGTTCACACCGGCGTCCCTGTTGGCGGAGCGGTAGTTGGTGGAGGTGTCGGAACCCAGCAGGGAGTAGGCGGGGCGGTCGGTCTCCACATGCTGGTACGCCCTCCCGCCCGACCTCAGGTCGATGGAGAAGTGCGGGGGGTCCGCCCATACGGGGGGAGACGCGAAACCGCCCGTGGTGAGGAGGGTGATCTTGTTCCCGATCCCCGAGCCGGACGAGAACGACCCGTTTCCGGCCCTGCCAGCGACGGGTGCCCACACCGCCCCCTGCATCACCATGACGGGGCGCTCCTGTACCTGCCGCTGGAGTAGATGGTCCAGGCCCTGAAGCCCTGCCCCTTCCAGATGGTGTGGGCGGCTCGGGCGTTGGTCCTGGCGTCGAAGAGTTCCTCGTTGCTGGCGATTCCGAACTGCTTGCGCCTGGCGGCACCGTACGTCTCGATCATGTTGACCTGCCACAGGCCGTAGGAGTTGTCCCCGGTGCTCCGGTTCGGGTTGTGCGCCCTGGTGTTCCAACCGGACTCGCCCCACGCGATCTGCGTCATGATCCTGGCGTCGCTGGCGTTCCAATAGTCCAGGGCCAGCCGGTAGACCTGAGCGCCCGTCATCCTCGCCGTCCCAGGGACCGGGGCAGGCTCGGAGGGGGCTGCCCCTCCGCCGCCGGAGCCACCTCCCCCTCCCGTGCCGCCCGCTCCCAGGCCGGAGATGAACCTGGCCACCCAGTCGCTGATCCCTGGGGCGCTCGCCAGCCGGACGGACGGGACGGTGCGGACATCCGCCCTGATCCCCCGGCCGTCCTTGATGATCCCCTCGGAACTGGTGGACAGGAACCTGCGGAAGGAGATGGTGACATAGGAGATGACCGGCACCATGTCCTGGGAGAACATGCGGTCGGACACCGTGATCCCGTTGAGCGCGCCCCGCGAGCGGAACGGGCCGAGGAAGAGTTCCACTGGGTTCGGCAGCATGATGCCGATATCTCCGGTGTTGGACCTGGCCTTCGTGTTGTGCGCCCCGTTGCAGCAGCGGTACAGGTACTCGATGTCGTAGTGGGTTCCCCGCTCCCTGATCGAGTCGAACTCGGCCTTGCTGATGGAGGTGTGGTAGTCGTTCCTGGTGGCTCCCCCCATGACCTCCGGAACGCGGTTGAGCAGCAACTCGAAGGTGATGGTCTCCAGGCCCTCCTGGAGGACGGCGGTCACGCTGTTGTTCTGGTCGGGGATGAAGTCGGTCCCGACGCCGGAGCCTCCGGCCATCGTGGTCGGGTTGTAGAGGAACCGGAAGCCGTACCGGACGCCGGTCTTCACGGCGAACGCCAGCGACTCGTCGCTCATCACGATCCGACCGAGCCGCAGGTTCAGGAAGTTCTCCTTCGCCTGGGCGGCGGTGTAGTTGTGCGCCCGCTCGTCGTAGATCGCCTGGAGGCTCTCCTCCACCTGGCCGGAGGTGCTCAGCCCAGCCACGGGGAAGACGTGCATGAGGGACGGGTGGATCGGAGGGTTGAACTCGAAGGGCATGGCGCTGATGTTCAGCGCCTCCCCCTTTCCCATCGAGCCGAGAGCGTTC